CGCATAGAAAGTGACGTCTGCTGAGAAGGTCGTCGCATCCCACCTCACGCCGCAGCGGAGGGTGGGATGAGGGAACCGTCTTCCTCTGTGAGGAGCATCTCGAGCGCAAACTCGGCTGCTTCCACCAGCTCATCGAACGAGAATTCGGACAAATCAGACCAAATTGGAGTCACGTTCTGAATAACATCGGCGGAAAGAAGGTTCTCGACTGGACCGTCCATCCGCACCGTTCCTTCCGGTTCGGCGTCGGGGTCAAAGTCCATTCCTGGCAACTGGAAGGCATCGATTTCCTCCCAAGTCGAGCATTCAGCTAGGGACGCCAACCATTGCTCAAGCTCCGCGGTAGTCGCAAAGCCAACTTGAGTAGCAATGGCCTCTGTCATCATCGGGACGTCTTCGTCCTCGACACAGTAGGGTCCGCCAGCCACGCGGTAAAACACTTCACGGTCATTTGCGAGGAGGTTAGCCATCTCAACCGTGAGTTTGGGGTGGCCATCTTCGTCGAAATCAGGCAGATTCTCATAGCACTGCAGATCGACTCCGTACATCTTCGCAACGGCGGTTAGGTATTCGCTGATACCAGGGGTTTTCGAATCGGTCGTCCAGTAGCCAAGGAGCTTGTGCTTGTACTTCTCCACGTCGAGATTGCGCGCGACGGAGAGCTTGCGGAGTGCCTTGAGAACATCCGCGTACGAAGCCAGCGATTCCAATGGTTTTGGATAATGCCGCCCGAGGAAGAAAGTGCCGTCCTCAGGGCGGGAAAACGCAACTTTGAGCTTCATCCCGATCGACTTCGTGAAGAAAGTCGCGGCAGCGTTCCAGTCATCGTCTGAGATGTTAGGAAGATGAGGCCCGACGCCGTCGTCGCCGAATTTCGGTCCGATGACAGCGTACGGAATGCTGTACATATCGACGTCCTTGTCCTTGAACATGAAATCCCCCCAATAGAGGTGAACAAGGGAACCCTTCTCCGCGTATTTCTTGAGTGCTTTGCGGACCGTGTTCTTCTTGACTGTCGATAAGTCCAGTTCATTGTCGTCGCGCGACCGATGGACATGGATCGCAATTGCAAGGCACGTAGACACATACTCAATGAATGCGGAAATGACGGTGTTCAACTCCGTGGTGACACCTGAACCGCTGTTGTTCTTGAAGCCAGTTTTGGTAGGCTTTCCATTGAGCATAGTCGTGAAATCCACATTCGACGCGAGTATTTGCTTGACCTCCTCGTAGTCGGATTTGTGGACAAACGCCAGGACAAACTCGACGAACCATGAATAGATGCATTCACTGATCGTCTCATCCATCTTGGAGTAATCCGTGTCGTGCAGACCACTAACATTGCCACCTTTGTCCGTGTTCGCTGCGTGCATCGCTATCTCAGTGAGTCTGCGAATGGACATAGCGATATCGTGCGGTGAATTGCCAGGTTGGTAGAAACTGCAGTTCTTGAGTACTTCCTTGATAAGGAGGCCAACACGTCCCGTTTGTATGGCCATTTCCTCAGTGTACTGCGTGATTCCACGGGGCGCTGCGCTCGCTTTCGGACCAGCCTCATGCTTGAGAAAGGTCTTCGGCATTGCCTCGCGAGC